GATATAGTATCAAGTTTTGATGCTGTATATAAAGAAGTTAAAAGACTTGCAGATGTATTCTATGAACCGCTAGGTTTAATAGCTGCTATATATGCAACAACAAAAGCATGGAATATCTTATCTAAAGCAGTAATCGCAAATCCTATCGGAGCAGTAGCGGTTGGAGTTGTAACTGCATCAGAAGCAGTAAAAAGCTACATAGAAGAGATGAGACTAGGTGGAAAGACTGTAGAAGAATTTAATGAGAAGATGGAGCAGCAAAATAAACTATGGTCTTCTCCGAAACAAACAAAGATAAGAATAGAAACAAGTCTTGGAGAAGCACAAGTTCAATCAAAAAGTCTTGAAAATGCAATCAAGATATATGAGAAACAAGGCATATCAGCACAAAAACTAAAAGATAGACTATCTGAAGTGAACACTGAGATAGAGGCTTACAAGCAAGCTCTAGTGTCAATAGATAAAGAGTTTGGAGCAATAATAGAGGCAGAAAGTCTCAAAGAAATAGGAAAGCTTCAAACAAAATATGCAATAAATATAAATAATATAAACACTAGAACTAAAGAAAGAAATAAAGCTTTACAAGAAGAGCTAAAGTTAAGACAGCAAATAAAAGAAACAGAGTTATCTTTAGACAAAATACAAACCGCAAAAAAGACAAAAGATCCAAAAGCAAGAAAAAGCTTTGAAGCATTGGAAAAAGAAGAGCTAAAAAATTTAGAAAGTTTAAAGGTAAGACTTGCAGAAGAAGAGCAATCTCAACTAAATAGAACTTTAGCAATATATAAAAAAAGAGAAGACTTTAGAATAAATGCAGCATTAAGATTTGCAGAGCTTAAAGACAATGAGTTTGAAAAAGAAAAAGAAACTGCAAGATGGAGACATGAAAAAAATATTTCAGATGTAAATTTCAGATATGCAAAAAAAGAGATAGAACTAGAAGAATATGAAACACTATTAGCTCTAGAAGATGAACTTTATGAAAAAAAGAAAACAACTATAAGTTTAAGTCAAAAGCAAAAAGAAGCAGAAAAAACATATAAAATTAAAAAAGAAGAAATAGAGTTACTAAGAAATCAAGAGCAAAAACAAAAGCAACTTTTAGAATTAGAAAAACAAAGAAATATAGAAAAAATAAAAATGCTAAAAGAAAGCGGAGAGCTTTCAGAAGAGGAAGCAAATAAGCAAATAGCCTTAGAACATAAAAAACACAAAGTATTAAAAGAAAATATATCTGATGCCATGAAGATGACAAGAACAACTACTGATGCTTTAAAAGCTGGTATGACTGACTTTTTTGATATAACATCGGATGGTTTTTTAAATATGAAAAATTTAGCAGAAGATGTGTTGGGGCAAATTTTAAAAAGAATGATTCAATTAAGTGTTGTTAATCCACTAGTAGATGTAGCAACCCCAGTAATAAAAAAGTTTTTTAGTGGTTTTGCATTTGAAAATGGTGGGATTATGACATCACAGGGATCAGTACCTTTAAGAGCATACTCAAATGGTGGAGTTGCTAATAGCCCTCAGCTAGCACTATATGGAGAAGGGAAAAAACCAGAAGCATATGTGCCACTTCCAGATGGAAGAACAATACCAGTTACAATGAAAATGCCAATGCAAGAGCAAATATCAACACCAAATGTAACAACAGTAATAAAATTTGAAAACAGAACATCACAGGAAGCAAGCTTGAAAAAAATAGGAGAAACTATGAGTAGAAATCCTAATGGCGAACTTGTAAAAACAGTAAGTTTGGTGCTAGAGGGGATAAATAAAAACACTCTAGGAATAAAAGATGTATTAGGAGCATAAAATGGAAACATACCCAAACACAGTAAAAACAGAATGGAAAGAAACACCCGTAAGACCTCTTGTTTCTGTAAAAGTAGGTGCTTACCTAAAACAAAGACCAAATCAAACAAGATGGATAAAAAAATTTGAAACAGGATATAGTAATCTAACAGATTCACAAAAAGAAGAGCTAGAATTATTTTTTCAAAACAATCAAACTTTATCGTTTAACTTTATACATCCAAGAACAGGAATAACTCATAAATGCCAGTTTGATGAGATGGAAGAATTAGATTTTACTTTTAAACCAGCTATGAACTCATGGACTGCAAAAGTAAAAATAGTAGAGGTGTAAAATGCTGTCAAGCCAAACAATACAAGACAAAAATGATTTAAATACAGACGCGGTAATATTGTCACTTTTAGAGATAAATATCCCATCAACACCAATAGTTTATTTGACAAACAATAATGAAAATGTAATATGGAATGGGAATGAATATATAGCACTGCCATATGAACTTGAAGATTTAGGATTTACCTCAAAATCAGAAGTAACACAATGGTCAATAAAAATATCAAATGTAAATAGAATAATGAGCCAATATACACAGCAATATGATGCCTATCTTAAAAAAAATGGAATTGATGGGAATAAAATAACATGCATAATAAGAGCTGTAAATAGTAAAGATTTGTCAAATCCAGTGCCAATAATAGAATATAAAAGTTTTTTAAGCCAGCCTAAAAACCAAAGAGATTACACAACTTTTGTTCTTACTCCAAATAATGTTGATAAGATAAGATTTCCACCTAGAACAATTCTAAAAAATCAATGCACATGGAAGTTTAAAAGTCAACAATGTGGATATGTAGGAGATGGTGAGTTTTGTGATAAAACTTTAACAACTTGTAGGGAATATAACAATTCTCCAAGATTTGGTGGTTTTGTAGGCGTAGGCGGAAGAGGAGTTATTCTTGTGGATTAATAAATATATAGGTATACCTTTTTCCGAAAAAGCAAAAGGTACTTTTAAAGAAGCAGATTGTTACGGAATAGTTGAGCTAATATATAAGGAAGAACTAAATATAGAAATATACAAGCATACATCAGCAGCAAGAAGCACTAAAAATGTAATGTTGGAATATGCAATGGAATCAAAATCAAACTGGATAAAAGTAGAAAAACCAAAAGAATTTGATGTTATAGCAATGGCACATGATATATCACATCCAAATATTATACAACACTTTGGAATATATATAGGAAACAATAAAATATTACAAACCCTTCAAGGAAAAAATAGCCATATAGTTGATTTTGAGCAATATAAATACTGTATAAAAGCAATACATAGGCATAAGGAAATGATTTGAAAGTAATAAGTTATCACAACCCATTTGATTTAGAAAATTCAACAACAAAAGAGCTAGATGTATCTAACTCAAAAGAGCTAATAGAACACTTAGAGTATGATAAAACTGCCTTTGAAATAGCTATTGCTAAAAATGGCGTAATAATGGAAGAACATTTCCAAATAGTACACGGTGATATAGTAAGTGTAATGGTGAAGCCAAAAGGTGGCGGAGGAGGTGGAAAAAATATACTTAAAACAATAGCAATGGTAGCTGTGGTAGCAGCAGCACCTTTTCTTTTTGGAGGTGTAGCAGGAAGTGCAACATTGGGTGCATATACAGCTGGAATAACTTCAACAGCAGGACTTATGAGTGTATATTATGGAACAATGGCACTAGGTGTGATGGCGGGTGGTATGCTTATAAACGCAGTACTCCCAAGCCAAACACCAGACTTAAACATGAACTTAGACCTAGAAAACATAAAGTCTTCACCTACATATTCTTGGAATGTACTAGGAAATGAAGTACAACAAGGAAAACCAGTACCAATCTTATATGGAGAAATGAGAGTCACACCACCAATAATATCAAGATATGTTGAAACAGTAAATAATAAACAATATCTAAATATACTTTACGCCATAGCAGATGGAGAAACTGCAATAGATGTTGACTCAATAGAAATAAATGACGAACCAATATCAAACTTTAAAGATGTACAAACTTATACAAGAAGAGGAATAAACGATCAAAATATAATAGGTCCTTTTGATGATGTAGTATCTGACAAGCCAGTTCAAAAAAAAATATCAACAGACTATGTATATGCTTCTACAACAGGAAACTCAGTAGCAGAAGTGACAATAGGACTAGTAGCTCCAAGAGGAATATATTATATAACAGATAGAGGAGGAACTTCAAGCTACACTCTAAATGTAGAAGTAGATATACTTAAAGATGGAGTATGGACCAGCTTAGGAACAGACCAAGGCAGTGAAAAAATAGATTTAGGAAAATACTGGGTAAAAGTAGGTTCAAATAAATATGGATATTTTAGCGATGTGAGACTTGCAGTAAGATATCAAATAAGTGGGCAAGGGACACCGCAAGATATACAAGAAACTTTACCAGAAAAAACAAAATACGAATCAAGAACAGTTAGATTGTGGTATACGAGAACAGTTAGATTGTGGAATATTGGAACAATGGGCTATTGGAGCTTAAAGCCAGAAAGTTCTCTATCAAGAGAAGCTAAAGTTACAAGAAAAGTATGGGTACAATACGAAGATGCAATAGACCTGTACGGTTATGAAAAACTTACATCAAACAAGCAAGAAGCACTAAGATATACATTTACAGCATCAGACCTACCAAAAGGGAAATATGAAATAAGAGCAAGATTTAAAAATGCTCCAGCATCGGGATCAAGATATGGAAGTGATTTAGTACTAGAGTATCTACAAGAAAAAGTAACTGATGACTTTATATATCCAAATACAGCACTTTTAGGAATAAGAGCTTTAGCAACAGACCAGCTAAGTGGAAGCACTCCAAGAGTAACAGTAATAGCAAGAAATGAACTAACAAACCCATCTTTAATAGCACAAGATATATTGGAAAAAGCAGGTGAAGAAGGCTTGGTACAATCTGTATTTGATGAATTTGAGCAAGAATGCGATGACAAAAACTACACTTGTAATATATACTTTCAAGAAACAACAACAGTAAGAAAAGCACTTGATAAAGTAGGATTAACAGGAAGAGCAAACATAATACAGTTCGGTTCATCATGGTCTGTAATAATGGATAAACCAAACAAACTACCAGTTCAAGGTTTTCTTATAAATATGGCAAATTCAGAAACAGGAAGCTATGCAGATGAACTTTTACCAATAGAAAACAGAGTAAACACAATAGAAGTAACTTACTGGGATAAAGACTATGGATATACACCGCAAATAGTAACTGTATCAAATGCAAACTATGATCAAGTGGACGAAGTAAATAAACAATCAATATCTTACATGGGTTGCACAGATAGAAACATGGCTATAAAATACGCTAAATTTTTACTGAATTGCTCAAGATATTTAACAATGAGTGTAAGCATAAGTGTACCAACTGAGCTAATAGGATGTAAGCTAGGAGATATAGTAAGACTTTCACAGGATGTGCCAGGAATAGGAATAGGTTCTGGAAGAATAGTATCAGGAACAACAGAACAAATAATATTAGACCAAGAGTTAGATCTACTAGATGAAATTTACTATGTAGAAATAAGATACAATAATAACGACACATATAGAAAACTAGAAGTATTAGAAAATAATACAAAGACAAATACACTTACTTTTAAACCGCTGCCTATAAATCCAGAAACAGGTGAGGTAGATATACCAATAGTAGCACCACAGCAATATGACCTATATTCTATAGGAACTATAGATAGAATTTCTAAAGAATTTCAAATAATAAACTACACACAAACAGGAGACTATACAACAAAAGTAAATCTACTAGAGTATGTAAGTCAAGTATATGACGACTCAATTACAATAAATGATTTTATAGCACAAGAGTTTCAGTTTGGAGGTTTGTCTATATATGAAAATCTTGTATTGGTTGGCTCAACAATACAAAACAATGTTACTCTTACATGGATAGGAACATCGCTTTACTATGATGTATACATAAATAACAACTTACAAACAAGAGTATACGAAACATCAACAACTATCGAAAACTTACCAGCAGGAATATATAATGTAAAAATAGTAAACACAAATGGAAAAGAAATAACACAAAGCATAACAGTACTAGGAAAAGAAGCACCACCACCAAAAGTAATAAATCCATCATATAAAACAACATCAGATAACTTTATAGTGTCTTGGGAATATCCAGAAAAACCACTTGATTTTAAAGAATTTCAAATAATAAGAAATGGTGTAGTTTTAGCAACATCAAGCACAACAACAGTAAATATACCAATTGAATCAAAAACACTAAACATATCAATCTGTGCAATAGATACAAGCAATATATTGTCAGCAGCAGTAAGCTTAAATATGGAAACAAATAAAATTGCAAATATAAATAGTCTTACAGCAACATACAATGAAGCAGGAAAAACAATACTTACATGGAATAGAATAATAGACAATAGAGCGCCAATTGGCTATGAAATAAGAAAAGGAAATACTTGGGAAACAGCTCAGCAAGTAGCAAAAACTTTTGAAACATCTTATGTGATACCATCATCTGGTGAGTATTTAATAAAAGCCTACTATACAAATACAAATAATTTTACACAATACAGTGAGATTGCAGATAGGGTTATAATTGATGGTGCAAACATAGTAAAGAACGTAATATCAGAAACAGAAGAATATCCAACATGGGAAGGTCAAAAAGATAATGTAAAAATATTTAATTTTGGAATACTTGAAAATGCTTTAACATTATCACCAAACTCAACAACAATAGATACAATAGACTATATAGACAATGTAGCAAATATAGACTATATTGACGGTTCTGTTTTAGAAGGAATTTACACAAGCAATGAAATAATAACACTAGATGAACCCCAAAGATGTAGCATAATACTTGAGTATAATCTAGCAAGCTATAACATAGAAGATCTTATAGATAATTGGGGGCAAATAGATAGTTATGGTTTAATTGATGGTGAAGAGTCAAATGTTGTTTCGATAGAGCCTCAAATATCAATAGATGGTAATGCATTTACAACTTTTGTAAATGGAGATTATATAGGAGAAACTTTTCAGATGAGGTTTTTGCTTAAAACAGAAAATAACAATATATTACCAATAGTTAAAAACTATAAATATACAATAGATGTGCCA